GCTGGTTGGGCCAAAGCCCTACGTCAGCTTATCGCCCTACTGTATTCCGGGGAAGTACCAAAATGGGACACCTCTAAAGTCCGTCCGGCAGGGGCACGCCTTAAAGTCTTTGGTGGTCGAGCTAGCGGCCCTAAACCCCTCATTTCACTCTTTGAATTTGTTACTAGTAAGTTTAAAGGTGCGGCGGGACGTAAACTTACCAGCCTGGAGTGCCATGACATTATGTGCAAGATTGGCGAAGTCGTGGTTGTTGGTGGGGTACGTCGATCAGCGATGATTAGCCTCAGTGATTTGTCAGATGATCGGATGCGGCATGCAAAAGCAGGACAATGGTGGGAGCGAGAAGGACAACGAGCACTTGCAAACAACAGTGCATGCTATAATGACAAACCCACTGTTGGAGAGTTTATGTCTGAGTGGCTGGCACTGTATCAAAGTTACAGTGGAGAGCGAGGAATCTTCTCACGACAAGCAGCTAAATCTACGGTTGCTAAACGAGGACGGCGAGACAGCAACTTTGAGTTCGGTACTAACCCATGCTCAGAAATCATCTTACGCCCATATCAGTTCTGTAATCTTACAGAGGTGGTGGCACGAAGGGATGACACTGATAATGATCTGCAGCGAAAGGTCCGACTGGCCTCTATTCTCGGTACCTTTCAGTCAACCCTAACTGACTTCCCATATCTACGTAAGGTGTGGCAGAAGAACACAGAAGAAGAGCGCCTACTAGGTGTATCCATCACTGGTATCCTAGACTGCCCACTTCTAAACGACATTAATGACGAAGGTCTGTCATCACGGCTAGATGCGCTGCGTGAGAGTTCTGTTGTTACTAATAAGGAGTTTGCTGATGAGTTGGGCATCCCGCAATCTGCTGCGATTACTTGCGTTAAGCCTAGCGGCACTGTTAGCCAGCTTGTTGATAGTGCCTCTGGCATTCATGCTCGTCACAGTGAGTTTTATATTCGACGTGTACGTAATGATAACAAAGACCCTATCACGCAGTTCCTCAAGGATCAAGGCATTCCTAACGAAGCAGACGTAATGAAGCCTCATGACACTACGGTGTTTAGCTTCCCTATGAAGGCTCCTGATGGTTGCGTAACCCGTGATGATCTAGATAGCTTTACTCACCTAAAGCTGTGGCTAACCTACCAGCGCCACTGGTGTGAGCACAAGCCCTCAGTAACCGTGTACGTCAAGGAAGCTGACTGGCCTGAAGTGGGTGCATGGGTGTGGAAGAACTTTGATGAGATTAGCGGTATTAGCTTCCTACCGTGGGATGGTGGCAGCTATAAACAAGCCCCGTACGAGGAGATTGACGCAGCTACTTATGAGAAGCTGAAGGCAGAGATGCCTGCTACAATTGATTGGGAATCCTTTGTAGAGTACGACGACAACGTAGAGGGTGCACAACAGCTTGCGTGTGTTGCTGGTGTCTGCGAAATCTAACGATGAGTTACTAATAAAAGAGGCGTTGGCAGGGAGTGAGGAAGCTTACTCTCTGCTAACCACTAAATATTGGGACCGCATCTATAGATTCCTACGTAAACGTGTTAACGACAGTGCACAAGCAGAAGAGTTGACACAAGATACGTTTGTAGCTGCATACCAGTATTTGAAGACGTTTAGGGGCGATAGTCAGTTCTATACATGGTTATGTACCATAGCCGTTAATAAAGCGTCTACAAGGCCCTTAAACAGCCTTAAAACAGCATTTGAAAGCATTACTGTGGATACCCCTGAGTCAGTGTACGAAACAAAGCAGACGGCACAGCGTGTGCTTGAGCAAATTGAAACCCTTCCGTATAAGCAGAAGAAAGCCCTACTGCTAAAGCTGGAGGAAAATATGTGCTATAATGACATTGCTGTGGTGTTGCGGTGTAGCCCTACCCATGCTAAGAATCTAGTTTGGAAAGCAAAGAAAACACTAAGGAGTTATCATGACCAATGATGAAAGTTACCGAATGATGGAGGCTCTACGCCGCCACCTACTTGTCAGTCTCTATGACTTTGACAACAAGATTGAAGTGGTGTTAAAATTCAAGACTGCGGATGGTAAGGTTCACCAACTGTGCAATAGCTTTGTGGAGAAACAGCGATGATTGTAGAGTGTGTTAAAGAGAACGAGGATGGATCTGTAGACGTTGTGCTACGTGATCTAGACGAGCGTATGGTACAGCTTCTTCTTCAAGAAGGACTATGTTCTCTACTGACAAAAGAAATTGAGAGACTAGAGAAGGAGAAGCGTATTCCTGCACTACTAAAGGAAAAGCCCCATGAAGTATGAAGAAGTTATGGCGGTGCAGTATGGGGGCAACCACTACAAGGATCGTAAGATCCAGCCGTGGGAAGTCTGGGAAGCATACGACATGAATGGTTGGGAGGCTAGCGCAGTTAAGTATTTAATGCGCTGGAAAGACAAAGGTAAGCCACTAGAAGACCTGTATAAGGCACTACACAATGTTCAGTATTTAATTGCACGTGAAGAAAGGAAACAACATGTACAAGCTCAAAAACGTGAAGGGCAGTCTGCCAAAATCTTTGAAGGTGTCCTTCAGCAACTACAACAGCGCACGTTCAGCACTTCGGAAATTCATGAGGAAGCAAGCGTCCCTGAAGTCGGGGGAGCATCTACCGATGTACATCATTCGTAGTTTTGGCTACGACATTGTACGAGTAGCATAAAGAAAGGGGCCTAGCGCCCCTTTTTTATTCTTTAATTTTTAGTTGTAATGTAGAGTATACTTCAGCCACTGTACGTGGCTTTTTTGTTTTCTTATCTTCAAAGATTGGTAGGTTAGCTTTATACTGACCTGGAGACACAACATCTTTGATTGATTTCTTAGGAGAAGCAGCTAATAGCTTTTTCGCTCCATCAGCTCCTAGAAAATGTGCTGCATATAGCTGTGTATCTGTGGGGTCAGATCCAAGATATTGTTGTAGTTGTTTCTTATTGTCTTCTGTAAACCTCTCAACTACTTGTCTTGATTTTTGGGGATCAAACCTATCTTCTAAACTAAACCCCAGACCATACTTCTTATTGTAGTCTTTCCAAGTATTTTCTGTAAATTGATATAGACCTGCGGCACTACTAGTTTTAGCCTTAGCAGCAGCCATCCCACTACTTTCAGCCTGTGCTAGACGTTGATAGTAGTCTGGTTTAGCGGGTGGTTCAGCATTCGTAACTGTCCCAGAAGAGACGTTACTAGTAGTTGCACTACCTTTTCCGAGGAACTTTTGGAAGTCTTCCCAAACACTCATATTAGTTTCCGATCACATCTACGCCTTCAGCCTCTAGCTGAGATACGGCATCACTTACAGAAATTTTCTTCTCTGCTGCATACCTAGCTACATCAGCCATACTTGCTGTACGTTTCCCACCGCCAGTGATGCCTGCGTTAGCAGCAGGGGCTGCACCTGCAGCACGTTCAAATTCTGCAGTGAAAACATCACTAGGTAGAGCAGAGCCTTTGATGTCAAAGTTCTTAATAAAGTTTTGACGTAGCTGCTGAATGGGTGTGCCAGTAGTTAAAGACTGGACACGTAACATGTCGTCTACAGCAGAAAGTACTTTGTTGCTTTCTACAGGTTCAGTTAGTGTTGCAATGTTTGCAGGAGGACCAGCACGTCCTACAGGACGAGGACGGTTGTCTGTGCGACGAGAGACGATTTTTAGTGGTGAAGCACCTGTTTCGTCAGCAAAAGAGTTGTCTGTGGTTTTACCTGCATTCAAGAACGTTTCGTTATCTCGCTTAAACTCTAAGAAAGCGTTCTTTGCTTTGTTGCCGTGCCCTGTTGTGCTGTATAACATGAAGTTAGCACTCTCATTAACAGACTTTACAACACCTGCTTTGTCTGCCTCTGGAAGACGACTTAGTGTCTGACTAATGATTGACGTACCTTTAGCTAGTACCTGCTCTGTGTTTGCAGGGTCATGGAAACTACTTGCAACATACTTAGCTAAATCTTCTGCTGTAGTACTAGTAACAGCGCCTGTAATAGCACCTGTGCGTAACTTCTCATGTAGCTGCTGGTTTACAGAAAGAGATGCTAAACGCTCGTTTTTAGTAGTAGGAGGTGGTGTTACCTGTGATACTTTGTACTTGTCAATTTGTCCCAGTAGGTTAGTAAACTCTTCTGTGGTAACTCCTGACAGCACTTTCTCGCGCAACATGTTTGCATGGTCAATGATAGCTGCAGCACGAGGATAACGCCCACGTGCAGTGTTATACCCTTGCGTATCACCAGACATACCTAGCTGTGCAACTACATCAGCAGGAATGCCTAGGCTGCGCACCATGGTGTCTACAATGTTTAAACGCTTTTGAATAACAGTTTCTCTGTCATCCTTAGTTGCAACAGCAGTTAACCAACTGGCAGGATTCTTAGTGTAAAATTCGGTTTGCTCTTTATACCAAGCATCAAGAACCCCCTTAGCAGTTTTAACCTTATCTGCATCTGCTGGAGTTGTACGTGCTTTAGTGTTAAGTTTAGCCACAGCCTCAGTATATTGTGCATCTAGTAGTTGTAGCACAGACGTACCTGCATCGGCAATGAGCTTTTTATAATCTGCGTTGTTTTTAACAGACTCAGGAATGTTTCCAGAAGCAATGTCTGCACGAGACAGCTTGAAAGTGTTCATTAGCTGCGCATAAACTTTTGAGTTGTTTGCAATTAGAACGTTGCCAAAATCACCGACAGTAATTGTTGCAAAGTTAAGAAGTTGATTTCCACCAGCTTTAAGAGCAGCCTCTGCTTCTTCTTTAGATCGTGCTTGTTGTACAGAAGCATTGGCTAGTTCTAGCCGCTGATCTGGAGGTACGGCTTTAAACTCAGCCATTGCCTGTGTTTCACTAGCGCCACCTTTCACACGATCTTTTACGTAAGCTGCTAGCATTGCCTCTTGTGCTTTCTCAAAAGCCTTACCTGCTGCTTCTTTTTGCTTTTCGATGTAGTTTACATCTTCGTACAGCTTCTTTACAGAGTATAGTTCTAGTCCTTCTTTACCAGTAACTTCTAGAGCTACTTTACGAAACGCATTAGCAAGCCCTGGATTTTGTGTAATGTACTGCTTAAGAATCTTTTCTGACCGACTCATAAACTCATTGTAACGCTCAGGCACTGCGTCACGAGCAGCCGCTACCTTTTGTTGCTCAGCACGAAAACGTGCAACAATTGCGTTTTCTTCTTTTTTAGCAAACGTTGTGGTTGCAGACCGCACAGCCTCCGGATCTTCTCCTGCTACTACTACACCACTACGGTACGCATCCACCCTAGATGGTATTTCACCCATTTCTTCTTCATAAGCAGCTTTTGCTGTAATGTCTGCTTGTTTAACAGCGTCCATTTCTGCTTGTAAAGAGGCTACTTGCCCTTGTAAATCTTCACGTAGTTCTGCTTTTTTAGAGCCTACATACACACCAAACATAGTGTCAGCAACTGTACCAAGCGTTGTGGTAGTAGCCTCTGCTTGTGCCCGCCCTGCCCTTGCAAGAAGTTCAGGGTTAGCCATCTGTGGTTCTACGCTACGCGTAATGTCTTGACGATAAGTAGCCATTGATTATTCTCCGAAAGGATTTGTTACTAGTAAACGATTTTTGTGTGAAGACATTTGAGTAGCCCACTTTGCAAACGCTTCTCGCCCAACTGTATCGTAAGAAGTGTTGTCTTTAATTAGACGTTTAATAAACTGTCTGTCAGCCTCAGGAAGTGGTCCCATAACAGCTTCTGCTGCTGCATAGTTTTTATTCATTCCGTCAGTGTCGCCGTCTAAATAAGCCTTACGAGCCAAACCTTCTAAACGCATTACGGCATCAGCATATCGCTGCATAGTTGCTGCGTAAGCTTGTTTAGTTTCAAACACTGTAGAGCTTTCATACGCTTCCGTGCTTTGGAAACCAATTGCTTGTGCAAACAATTCTGTCCACGACAGTTTAGCAAGAGGATCACCACGTCGGTTTAGAACCATGTTGTTAGCGTGGTAGGCCCAGTATGCTTTGTCAATGTTTCTCCATGAAGAAGATAGACTAGCACCAGCGGTGGATAGTGTCTTAGCAAAGTCTGAAAGTGTCCATTCGTCTTTGTGCCGATAATCTAGGAAGATGTTAGGTAGTTCTAGAAGAGACACTAAAGTAGAGCCTGTTGGACCGGCTAACTTTTTAATGTCTACTTTATCTCCCTTAAACAAACTAAATACAGCATCTCCTAAGTCTTCATACCACTGAATAGAAGATAGTCGAGTACCTAACGCAATGTTAGTACGTTCGCCAGTTACAGTTTCTCCAATTGTAGAAATTAAACCAGCTAGTAGACCTTGTGTTAAATACTGTTTTTGTTGTTCACTAAGTACACCATTGAGCTTCTCACCCAACCAATCCTCAATAAAATCAGGTGTGGCGTTGTTATTAATACCATACAATAGGTAACTTCCTAGCGTTAGTCTGAACGCATCTTTAGTTGTTAAGGATGGCGCTTGTTTCCCCACTACTGCACTTGTTTGAGCTAGCAAAGTAGTACCAAGACGAATATTATGCTGTAAGAATTGCAGGGGAATGCCTAGCACACCTTGGGATAGTCGTGCTTCATTAACAGAAGCCATGTTTAATGTTAGGTCATCAGCACGTTGTACAATAAGCTGTAGCGCACTATCGGTGTTCCAAGCAACTCCTGGATTAGCAGCAATGTATTCTCGACGTGCAATTTCAAAAGCACCCACACGGTTAATTTCTTCACCTTTGTTGAAGAACATCATTTGTGCTTGGTTAAACTTTGCTTTACGTTTAGCAAAAATATTTAGTGCACCATCCGCGCCATTGTATACAGAAGAAGCACCAATGTTGTCTAACAGACCAACACGTTTAATTGCCTCAGCAACTTCGGAGAACTCTGTTTCTGTAATTGCACCCTTTTTAGCTACGTCAGTATTTTTAAATACCCATTTCCAAACAGACGGCTTATCTGACGACAAAGCAATTAGAATAGGCCGAATAGAGAATGCTGCTGCTAAACCGTGCTTCGGACTCATGCTAGTGGCAAGAAGCATTCCTGATGCCTGTACTGCAAGCTGTGCTGCTGAAAACATGCCTAGCATTAGTGTAGAGTTAACACTCTTAACCCAATCAATAACGTCTGTACGCCGAATTACTTGGCCTACGTGTGAAAATCCTGGCACGTTAATATTATTGGTTAGACTGTTAACGGCGTGTTGAATCAACTTTTCATCTACACTTTTAACACCTAATTGTGTAACAATAAAATCTTTAGTTGCTAACATTTGTCGGGGTCGAGCATCTGATAGTGCGTAACCCTTTGCATTGTTAACTACGTTAAAGAAAACATCTTCAGCACTTTTTGCGCCTAGTTTATCCCTAGGTGAAATTACATCTTCAAAAGTATTGTACCAACGTTGAATAGCATTTCTACGCCATTCATTAAGGGCTGTGAAACGAGCAGTGTTGCTAATTTCTGCCTCAAGACTTTGTAATGGACCTAGAGTTTCAACATCTACACTTCCTGTAGAAATAGACTTAATTCCGTTTTCAGAACGACCTGACCAAAACACTTTACCATCTGCGAGATTGTCACTACCAATACCAGTAACGTCACGAAAAAAGTTATCGTCTACCCGCGAGTAATTGAAGGTAGCTTTAGCCCCATCGAATTCACCGTTATTAATACGCTGTGCTAGATCATCTGCATTTTTCTCAAATACACCGAGTAGTTTTGCTACATCATCTGCCTTAACTAAAGCAGCAGAAGTACGAATATCTAGTAGTTTATTAAATCCAGCAACATAAGCAGCCGCATCTTTTTCAGATACAGCAGTTCTAAACGCATAGGATACGTCTTGTAGATCGTCATCAATAAGTTGCTTACCGTTAATCTTAATAAAGAATTCTTCGGTATATACACGGCTATAAGCGCCATCTACACGGCCCACAACAGTATTTACGTCGCCTATAGTAGCTCGATTAGGATCGACGGCTATACGTGTAATAGTGCCTTTATAATCACGTAGGTTTTGTCCTTTAGCATATTCATAAATTTGAATACCTTTAGCATCTAAAGACTTAAGAACATCGTCCGTAACTGTTACGTAGCTTTTAGACTCTACATCAAATACGCGTTTACCACGCATACTATCTAGCGACACAGGTTTAGCAGGTCCAGATAGTACGCCTAAATCGTCCATACCCACAACTACGTTATAATAACCACGTGCAGTTAGTGCGTTAGCGGCTTCTTTATTTTTAAGGTAGTATTCTACGTTACGCATAGTGCGGAACGCATAATATGCTTCAATTTCTTTATCTGCAGTAATACCTTTTTCACCTAGTTCTGCAAGCGTCATGTCTCGCTTAAGAACTTCAGTTTGTTTAAGAGCACTATTTACTTTGTCGATTTCGCCGCCATTCAGTTTATCAAAACTTTGACGAATAAAATCAGCCTGCACCTTACCAAACCGCGTCTTCTTGTACATTGACAATAGAGCAGGACTATAAATTGAGTTAACTGACGATAGACGTGGATTTAATTTTCCTAGATTTAAATGAATTTTATCTAGTTCTGACTGACTAATTTTACCAATGTCATCTACAAATACAGGCATGTCAGTTGTTTGCCGAACATAAAATCCTGTAGGCGCAGATTTCTTTTCCAGTTCAACAGATGCACGAGCGTACACGGCATCTTCGTATTGCTGTAAAAGATTGTCTGTCTTTTTATTAGGTAGATAAGCAGGAAATACACGGTTAACATCTAACATAGAAACAACACCAGTGGGTGTTTCAATTTGTTTTGCTAGTGTAACTCGCAGTCCTTGTTTAGTTAGTTCTTCGTTAATACCAAACCACTCAGCAAGTGCAGTGTCTTTCTTTGCAAATCCTAGCAGATCTTTAAAAGTATCCCATAGTTGGCTTAGTAAAGTAGTGTTTTTATACGCAATGCTATTTAGAAACACAGCTACTTTAGGCAACTGATTAATGGACCACAAACCAGACGTAGCAAACTCTTCAGTATTTTTAGTCAGGTAAGTTAGGTATCCTTTTAGTTCTTTGTCTTTTACTTTAGGAATTTCTTTAATTACGGCTGCACGTAGGTTGTCTAGTCTAGTAGTAATTTTACCTAGTTCACTACTTGGATTTAGCTTGCCATATTTAATTTTGTGCGACGTTACAGCATGAATAACCTCGTGCGTAAACACATTGCTACTACGATTACCATTGTACATTACTAGTACATCAGTACCCGGAGAATAGAAACTTACGTCGTCACCCTCTCGTACAATTACGCGGGTTTGCTTAGGAAGTAGATCTACAATTTTGTCTACTACTAGTTTTTCTGGCTCAGTTGCTGTAGCACGAACAGACGCCCACGCGTCTTTTACAGTTACAGTTTTTGAAGGATACGCAAGTTGTACATTGTTTGACGTAGCTGAAGCACGTACAGGCTCGTTTAGTAATGGAAACTGTTTTTTTACATCTTCTACAGTTCCAGAAGTACCAATTCGTGGAGCATATTTTACTTCATCAAGCTGTTTAGTTAGTGAACTAATTTGCTCATCAAGTTGTAATACAGCAGCGTCTACTTCGTCAGCTTTGCCAAAAGCAGGTACAACTTCTAACGTACCTTTTTTAATGTTTTTATAGTAATCAAGTGCTTCTTGTGCTGTAGCAAAGGGTAAACCAGCAGCATTACCGTATGTAACATCAATGCCTACTTTTCCAGTGTCTACGTTTGCCGATACTTTACTAGTAACAATTGAAGGGTTGTTTTCTGTAGAATAGATGCGCTGCAGACGTTCTTTAGTAGCAATAATTTCAGAGGCGTTAGCGCCACCTGTGTACAAAGTACCTTCTAAGTCCTCAATTGTTTTCTCTAACCGATTGCGCAATTCTGTCTGTACACCAGAAGAAACTCCGTCTAGTTCTTTTGATAAAAGAGTGCGAGCAGATGTAGCAGCATCTACAGCTTCTATAGTGTTAACACCTAACGTATTAGTTTTGCTTGAAATTTGACTTGCAACACTATCTACAACGGCTTTTTCGGCACCTAGTTTACGCGCTAAAGCAACTCCACGTGTAGTATTGACAGCAACTTTTGCACCTGCTTTTAGTAGTGAACCAAGCATTAAAGCGTCCATTGACGCAAATACAGCATCTACGTTTGAAGAAGCAAAACCTTGTAGTGCAGATTCAAAAAATCTACGTGTATTTTTTTCACCAACAATTGGTGTCAAAATATTGCTAATGTTATTAATAACTTTAGTTCGATCTTCTGGTGGAATAATGTTCAGTGTGTCTAAGAAAGCGTTTACACCAGATTGAAAAGAGAATGCACGATCACCTGTGTATCCAAGTTTTTCTAGCTCTTGGTTTAAAATAGGTGTTAGTCGGCCTACATCTGCAAAGGATTGTACGCCAGTTATGTCCATGGCTAACTGACCTAGAGTACTACGTTTATCGTAACTAGAAGCAGCTACTTCTAATGCTGCACGAGTAGCGGTATTTGAAGAGTAAATATTTGCAAGATTAATCACTTCTTCACGTGATTTTTTCATTGAAATACTAATACGCTCGATTACTTCTTCGGCGCTATCTTTTACATCGTCGTGAAAAGAAGGAGTTACTGGAGTAGTTTCAGCTTCTTGAATTTTACGAAATGCTTCTTCTACTGCAGGACCATTGTTTTGTTTTGCAAGTTCTAACGTAGCGTTTTTAAGCAGTAGTAGATTGTCTTGGCGAACTAAACGTGCACGCTCAGCAGCAACATATGCTGGCCCCATAGTTGCTGTTTGCTGTGCTACTTGTTCTACTGTGTTGCTATCGGCACCTAATAGAACAGCCAAAGTATTGTTAACTGCAGGTACTGCAGCATAATCACGTTCTTCAGGTGTATCGTAGATGTTTAGTTCTTCCATATGATCTCTTAGTATTTACCTGAAATTGGCACTAGTGGTGTTTGTTTTAGTAGTGTTTCGTAACCATCCATACCACTAAAAATAGTACCGCCTATTTTACCAATAGAACCATAGATAGCAGCATTACTAGTAGCTTGTGCACCTGCAAGAGCAGCAGAACCAATGGCTGTGTTCTGTTCAGCAATTTGTTGCATGTAGTTTAGGTTGCCTGCTAGCTGTGTGCCTACGCTAGCTACACCACCAGCCAAACCACTGCTACCCATGCCCCCTGTCTGTGCACCTACGTTAACCATAGACGCTTGTGCTAGGCGTGCCTCACGAATCTGCTGGCGAACAGAACGAATGTTTTGAATCTCAGCTTTACGAGATTCAGCAGCATATTGTCGTTCAGCAGCCCTGCCTGCTTTACGTTGTTCACTTGCACTTGCAACAGTGCCTACAGCAGCAGTACCAGCAGCAATGTATGCTAATGTAACCGGGTCCATTCCCATATTATTTCTCCGTAGAACAAGCCATTAAAAGAACACCTTCATGTTCTTTGATAGGCGTAAAGCCAAACATTGTTTCAAACTTAATTAGTTTCTTATCGTCAGATGGAATAAGAACAAATACTTCTGTGTAGCCACGTTCCCGTAATTCTTCTATAGCTACATACCAAGTATTTATACACTTTAAATATACACGCTTATTCCACACATGTACTTTAGCATGTGCAAACACTTTGTTTTCGTAATATTGAAAAGTTAGACTTCCGTCTTCATCTTCCCAAAATACGTCATACATTTGACGACCCCACAAAGGTACCTGTCCAACCCACAATCTTCATATCTTTACCGGGCTGAGAGCTATACTTAAACTGCACAGCTTTACCACGCCCCCGTAACTTATTCTTGCTAATTACCAGTGGATAGCCGTCATCAAATATAGTGGATGGTGCAGCAAAGAAGGGACGTGGTTGACGATAGACTTGCACCTCATCTGCCCACTTACCTGCGTTAGCATTGTCTGTAAAGTCCCAACGGCTTTGCATTAGACAACCACTTTCGTTATAAGGCACACCGTTAGCATCAAAAGATGTTTCAGTGCGCTTCATAAACACAGTTAGGTACATGCCAGTCTTGGTACGTGCAGGACCATTACCACCCATGTTGTAGCCAGTAATAAAGTAGGCGTCCATTTCAGAACCACCAAGACTATACCTAAACCAATCTTTAAATTTAGTGGCACTATCTCGCTCGTTTAAAAAGTCAGCAAACGTTAGCGAATAATTATTAGAAGATACAGGATGTAATGCAACAATTTTAAACGTTTTACGAGTACCATTAAGTACAGCAATATTAGCAACTACATCATTAGTGCTTTGATTTACGTCATCATTACCTACATATACATCGTAAACTAAACTAGTTTCGTTAGTTTCTTTAGTTGCCTCAATAGATACAGGAATAACACCTACAGTAGTATCAATGCTAAACCAATACCAAGCATTTAATCGTAAATCTAATGCTAGTACACTGTTTTTATTAAAACGTCCAAAACTAGTATTTTCTGTAGGAGTTGAAGAGTACAGCCAGTAAATAAGTTTGTCAGTAGCGTTATAACTGCCTTCTACGTATAATTTACTAAGTACAGGAATATCTTGATAGAACGACTTTATGTTCTGGTCGCTAATGTTACGGCTAGAAAACTCTGCACCAGAGTTGCCAGGAGCTACTGCATAAATACCGCTGTTAGACCAATAAAGCAATGTATCCTCAACTACTACCACGCTTTTAGTAGATACACAGCCAACAGAAGATACCCGCTCAACTGAATAGCTAGCAGCAGTAAAGCCACGATCAATCCCACTGATGAACCAAACCCCGTTCGTGGCAATGACCATGATACCTCGTCCAAGCGGCTCAAGAGCGAGGATCTCACCGCTATCAGGAATTTCAATAGTACCGCCATCATCATCTTCCAAATCACTAACAACTTCTGAGGTAGGATCGTTAGACTGGTAACAATCGCCTACCTTATTAATATCGTCTAGCACTTGACTAAAGTAAACCGTACCTAGTTGCTCTGTAGTGGGCATACCTGCATACCATGTGCGCCCTGCAAAGAATGCACACACGCGAGGGCGATAGGTAATGGTTGTTACAATGCCACTACGATCTTGACTAAATGCATTAATAATAAACCTGCCTTTAGGTGCAGGTGACGTACCAAAATCTTGTTTGTTTAATACACTAGCTGAAAAGTCATCGTTTGTGTCTTTACCAAAAATCCAGCTTTTGCTATTAGCAGGTAACGTCCCTACAGCAGACTCATACGTATTAATTTGTGTATCAGTCCAGCCTTGGTTGTATAGGTTGTATTTAGCTTGTGTTAGTAAACCAGCAGATGTCCATTCTGCTGATGTCTTCTCTACGTTTACAGCATACGGGCTTTGAAAGCCTACAAAGTCACGAATCTTAATTGTAATTGTAGAAACACTAATTGTGTCTGTAACGCTGTTGTATGTAATTACAAGAGGCTCAGTGCTTTTACTAGTAACAATCAGTTTACCGTAGGTAGATGCAAAACTACAGATAGACGTGCCTGCAGTGTCGGGATTACCCGGTGCAGTGTAAGACGCAAGGTTTACAGTGAATGCCTTCTTAGTATTACTTACGGTACCAGATGCAGCACTGTAGAAATGCAATGTGGTACCCGCTTGTACCACCATAAAGTCTAGGTTAGAGTTACCACCAACACTAGTCCATACACCACTAGTAAATGCCCAAGTATTCTTTTGTTCTGCTGTAATGCCTAAAGCAGCAAGGGCATAGTTAGTCTCATAGTCAAGACCGTTCCTACGCTCAATGCTGCCATCAATAGTTGGCACTACGTTTACGCCCTCTTTCCAAGAATTTTCAGGCGTAACAAAAAAGCCGCCTTCAGTGTTGAGGCCACCTACGAAAGTAAACGCATCCTTAACTGCGGCTTGTACTGCCATGTTACATTACACCTTTCCACTTGTGCTTATTAACGTCAGGCTTTTCTTCAGCAATACCTAGCTGACGTTTAGCTCTGTCGCCTGCTTCTGCAAGTTTTACCAAGCGTTGTTGACGCTGCATAGCGTCTTCTTTTAGCATTGGTTTTTGTTTAGGCTGCGTTTTCAACTTCAATACCTTTTTGTTTAGCAATGGTAAGGATACGCTCCTTACGAGTAAACAAACCTTTAAGGTCATCAGGCACTTGACCACGCATAGAATAGCGGGCTTGATATAGACCTACAGGGGTCATTTCAATAACTAG